GTTTGCACACGTTCTTTTAATATATCTGACTCTTTTAGCTCTGTAAAATGATTATCACGTGAAAAATCAATAATAACATCATTTTTCCATTGTTCCCAATCACCTTCGGTAATAATTTTTTTCAAAAGTAATTGTTTTTTTAGAATATTATAAAAAATAACGGAAAATTTTGCTCTTAGTCTATCAATAAATTTTTGAAACTTAATTTCATCTCGACCGATTTCACTGCTCCTCCCAAGAGAAAACTGTGCTTCTTGCTCTAATCTATTTAATGGTACATTTAATGCTTTATAAACTCTTTTTTGAAAATAAACAATATCATCAATTTGTCCAAGATTTTCACCACCTGGCAAGGTTGAAATTTCTGTACCACGGCCGCCTTCTCTACGAGGTAACCAAAAATCTTCAAGCATTGACATATGCTTACGATCATCTCTTAATTCACCGCTATTAGCATCATATACTAGCTTATTGCGATATTTTGCCATAATATTTTTCATATATTCATCAGCTTTACCTTTTGGTAAATTGCCAATATCAATATAAAAAATTCTTCTTTCAGGTGCACGAGCTAATCTGTATATAACTAATGAATCTTCCATCATTCTTAATTGATTAACTGGCTTTATTGCTTTTTGCAAATTAGAAATAATTTTTGTTCTTGTTTCATCCATCAATCCTGATGTTACATAACTAATAGAGTCAGTTGAAAATTTTACTGCATTTTTATTTTGTTGACTTCCAGGCTTATCTTGATAAATATAATATTCTTTTACATTATCAATAATATCAATATTAGTAAGCGGGTCACGTTTTTTCTTGACTTCTTTTATTTTTCTAATTTTAGTAGAATCGAGGAATCTAATATCTTGAATTCCCATTTTTTCATTTTTTTCATCCACAACTAAATGGTGGTATATTCTACCATCAATATACCATCTTCGAAATATATCGTGGGCATTTTCTTTAAAATTCAAAAGATTAAGAATACCATTAAATTCTTCCTGAATTTGATTCTTAATATTATCAGCTACTTCAACATTTTCTAAATTCAACTTAACAATACTATTATCATCATCATAAATTATAGATTCATTTACAATATTTTCAATAGCGTCATCGACCTCGGGATGACTGGCAATCCCGCGGTATTTTAAAATCATTTGAAAATTATCTTTAGCAGCGTTTCCGTCAATATCAACATATTGACCATAATGACCGCCTGACGCAGTTACATAACCAGCCCCGTCTTCATCGGTTGCTGGAACAACAGATTTTAGTCTATTATTATCTAATTTTGACTGGGATGCTTTTTTAATTTCAAACCCAAAAATTTTCAAAGTATTATCAGCCATTCTCTATCCTTACCTTATAGAGGAGAAGGACAATCCTTCTCCTCCATTAGTTTTATTTATTCAATAATTAAGTAGTTTATTCTACCTGCCCATTAGCACCGGTAGCATTACTTTCCCAATATTGAATTTGGAATTCCACTGAGAATTCCTCAACAGTATCATTATTATCATATGCAAGATCAATCGCCGATACGTTTGTTGGGAATGCACCCTTAAATTTGTATCTATAAAGAATTGTTTCATCTTTATCTAGCTGTTGAACTTCCATATCCGCTTGATAGTCTAACGGATTAGTGCGGCCAGTATTTGCACTATGTGCATTCATGCCATTCATCCATCTTTCCATTGCAGATCTGATTCTAAAGTCAGTATCATTGATAATAGTAACTGTCCACGGTTCAAAAGTTCTGTCTCCCGCGATTTGTATTTGACGACCTCTAAATCCAATAGGAATATTACCCATTGTTGATGCCGGTAGATTGGCCCCTTTACATAAGAAAGATGTTAATTCAACATCGCCCCCTGCATATGCCGGAAAACCCATTACTACTTTAAATAAATTGGGTCTTGCACCACCACCTTTTAATTTTGATTTGAAATCATCGACGCCTAAAATAGCCATTTTATTTTCCTATCTTTATGCTGCGCCAACAACTTCTTCAAACGAAACACCGGAGCGAACAGCTACGAAATTTAGAGTGATGAAGTTAATTGATCTTGCTGGTTTAATGAACATAGAGGCTACAAATTGGTTAGCATCAATGATCTCGCCGGTATTATTGGTTTCGTCGCATATAACTGAAAAATCAGTGATACCTCTTCTACCTTTAATATCTCTTAATACTGGCTCTACAATATTTAAGAATTCTGCACGAGTAAATTCGTCGTTGAATTCGAAAAGAATATTTTGCGACGCTGCCGCAATAGATCTTTCCAACAACAAGAAGAGTCTACGAACGTTGATTCTATCAAATGCGGAGGGTCTGTTTAAGTGAGTTTTATCACCAAATAACAATACACCATTTCCTGGAATATTTGCTACAGGGTTGATTCCCGCTTTATACAATTCATCTCTTTCTGTTTTAGATGCATTGTATGATAGCCCGGTAACACCCAAATATTGCCCACGGCGTGTACCCGCTGGTGAATACCAAGCAGCAGCATTAAGATCTGTAGAAGCCATAATACCGGCTGTAGAAGATGCTGCTGGAATATAAATGTATTTATCGTTAAATTTATCATAGACTTTTAGATAGTTGTTGTCAACTACTAAATATGAACTACGTGTAAAGGATACATTCGCAATAATTGCTGCATTAATATTAGCTTTTGCTACACCAACTACTGAGTTTCTATTTGGTGATGCAATAACAACGCAATCTTTTCTGCCATTAGTACCTTGTACTTTTGCCACCAAATCATTAACTACGGTTGTTTGATCAGCAGCAAGGGCCATTCCAGGTGCAATTAAGAAATCTACCAATGTAGTGTCTTTGTCTGCAAATTGGTCAAACCCGCTAATATATTGTGCGGTACCCAATGCCCGGCTATCGCTACCATTTGTTAAAGAAATAGCTTTTGCAGCGCCTGTAAATGTTGCGTGTACAACACCGTTTACAGCTTGAGCTGGTGTAACAACACCTGGAATATTCGCCATATGAATAAATGCCGAACCTCTGTTAATCACATCTAAAATATAATTGCCAGAGCCATTTGATGTTTTAGCATTAGTTGCAACCGAAACAAATGCAAAAGTTTCAAGAACTTTGCCTTTTGTACCAGAAATTACGCCGTCTTCATCAATTACTGCAACGTGTACTTCATCCGTACCAGTTGCGCCAACATTACTAGCAAATGGTGATAATCCAGGAGCAGCATCAAATTCGCCTTTAAATGCCCAAGCAGCAAATCCGGTATCGGAGCATACTTCAACTTTTAATGAATTGCCAAGTGCGCCAGGATATCTCGCGATAATTTCATGGCTGGCTGCTTTAAGCGTTGATTCTTGAACATCCCAATTATCATCATTTTTAACAAGCGGAATTGATGTAGGGGTACGAGCAGTGTCGGCACCATAAGCATTTACAATATCAGACCCTTGGCCACCAGAAATAGTAATTGTTGGATTTGAATTGTATAAAAATGGTGTTGCGCCCGGAGTTACTGTGAGCGCTGTAACCGCACCCCCAGAAATTGTAGCTGTTAATGTTGGTGTATCGCCGCTATCAGCAGCGGTAATTGTTACGGCAGGGGCAGTGACATAATCTTCACCGCCTTCTGAAACTGTGAGTGTTAATACGAGTCCGTCAGAATCAACTGCAGCTGTTGCTGTTGCTTCAGTACCGGCTTCGTATACTTCTCTAACTACCTGTAGGCTATTAGAGTATTTTAAAAAGTATGAAGCTGTATGAAAATCTACTGATGTTTCATCAGAAGGATTTCCGAAAACGCTTACTAGTGTGCCTTCGTTGCTTACAAGAATTGGCTGGTCAACTGGACCCCAACGAAAATTACCAACCATAGCTCCGGTAGATGAGCTAGCGTTTGGTACACCGTTGGTTAAGTCAATTTCTCTTGTAACAACTGCTGGTGACACAGATGGATTTCCTATGGCCATGTCTTATTCCTTTGCAGAGAGTAAAATTATATGTATTTCATAATAAGGTTATATTCAATTACTATTATTTATAAGAATTTAAGTTTAGACTTTACCAATCATTCTGGTGTTCTTCTATAGCCCAACTAGAATGAAATGTAGTATCATCAATTACTGTAGATTGCCCATCATCGTAAAAACCGAATGGGACAATATCATCGTCTATTTCTTTCATTCGTTGTTCAAACATCAAATCTTTAATACTAATATCAGTTAATTCATTAAAAAATGATGTTCCAACAAAATAAGAAAATAATATTAAATTCATTACTAAATCATCGTGATTTCCATCAGATGCTTCATATGATTGCCCCCGCGCCGTAAATGTAGAAATTTCTAATATGGTATTTTCATCCATAATATCTAATTTATTATTTTCCATTAAATCTTTAAATGAAGAACAACCAATTCTTTTAACTTTGCGTGTCATTAACATACCAAGTGAACCAGACTTTACTGCCGATTCAACAAACATATTTTCATATTCTAAATCATGATATAAACCATTACATACAACTTGCCCAGCATCATTAGATTCTATAACAACCATTGCTTCATTATATGACATAGCATATTTATAAATAATATTTGGATATAATAATGGAGAAATATGATTATCTCTATATGTAGCTACCTGTTTAAATGGATTTACACTAACATCAATTATAGTAAATGTACTATAGTCTTGACCCCTACCTTTCGCAACATCTACTGTCATTATATATTGGTGATCTTTTTTAGATTCCTCATATACATAAACATTATCCCGAGTAACGTTTATTGGATCTTTTCTTCTAAGAGATAACAAAACTTCGGCACCAATTAAAGTATCGCCCGTTCCAAAAAAAGTGTTATGTGATACAAACCCTTGGTCATGATTATACACACTTCCATTACCTACATTTACCGGATCATAAAAATAGTCACCTTCGTTTATTTTACTGATACGCGATACAATCTTACCTATGTTATCGCCTATGAGCACATCCCGGGCATAGACTTCTTTATCATTAATAATGAATCTGTGATCAACCGCGCATTCAACAGCTGTATTGTCTTCAAAAATAAATTTTAAATATTTTTCATGCCAATATCTTTTTACTCCATCAAACGATTGAAAACCGGATGGTGTTAAGATTTGTATATTGATGGGAGAACGTGTGTTCGTGTTTTCCATTCAATAATACCCTTTAATGTGACATTTGAGCATTTATAGTGTTCTGCATATTTTCTTGCAAAATGTGATGATGGAGTTTTTTGAAGCCATCCTTTTTTCTTTGCATTTTCATTGTATTCTTTAATTTCTTTTTCACAATTTAATTTTTCTTTTTCATAATGAGTTCTAATTTCAATTACTTTTTTATCAGAAATTTTCGGTGGTTTCAACCTTTTACCTTTTCTAATTTCTGAATGGTGTTGTCTTATTTTTGGATCCTTCCATTGATTCAAAGACAACTGTCTCATTTGTTCTGAGCCCCCGCCTCTTTTTTTAGCAGACTCACTCATTTTTTTCCGCGATTCTTCTGAGTACAAATATCCTTCAGTAGTAAAATTAGGAGAATTGTGCCCATGTCCTTTTCCAGACCAAGATTCATTTAAACCATTATTAAACGTGTCTAATTTACGAATCCAATATTCTTCACGTTCATTAATGTAATTTCTATCACTACTTTTTTCTAGTATTTCTACAGTAAATTCATCTTCGCGAAATCTTTTTGATCTTTTATGGTCTCCCATTCTCTGCTTCATACGTCTGTCTATCGTTATACCAACGTATTGCTGCGAGTCTGATTTCCTCGTCAACAGATAAACCAGATGTTGATCCTCGTTGGATACACTCATATAAATTTCCTATAGTTATTTCTGCTATATAGTTATTTATACAAATAGTAATTTGGGAAGAACTTTTAAGGCAATTACCAAATTCTTGGTCAAATTGCAATTTAGATGTATTTGCAACTGTTTGTTTTTTCCATTCTTTATCTCGTCCAGGTACATCCCACCAGTCAACTCTAAACGGTTTATAATTATTAGTTTCTTGTACTGCGCCTTCCCATATTTTATGGAAAACATTGCCAATACCATTAGCAGTTGATGTAATAATAACTTTTGTATCTTTACCTGATGAAACCACTGGATATGTAGATGTATAAAATTCACTAGCTCTTTCAACAAAAGCAAACTCGTCTAAATACAATAATGAAACTGACATACCACGAATAGATGATCCACTTGTTGCCGCGGCAATAACCCGAGAGTTATTAGAAAATTCTATACTTCCTTTATTTAATGCTTTACAACCAGGCTGCAAAAAGAATGGTAAATTTTCTAGCATAAGAGTAATACGGCCAAGCATTTCGCGCGCCGTTGCGCCCTTATTAGCCATTACTGCAATAGTTTTTTCACTATGAAAAATAGCAAACCAAAGAATATATGCTACAGAAGAAATAGATTTGCCTGATTGGCGACACGCTAAAACAATAGAAAAGCGATTATCATTAAAATGATTAAACATTTTTTCTTGATATGGATATAGCTCAAAGTTAACTAAACCACGATCTAAATGAATTACTTTGCAATAAGTTTTTGCAAAGTAAACCGGATCATACATACATTTAGCATATTCAGTAATTTCTTCTTTTGTAAATTGCTGAGTAACACCATCACGTTTTACATTTTGATTACCATTATAAGAATCATTTAGTTGTTGATTCATTGCTATCAACTTTCACCATATCAATAATATCATTAGCTTTTGCAGCATCATGCAACATTCGCTGTAAATCTGTAGTAGAACCTAAAAATAAATTATTATTAGTAGTTCCGCCCTCAATGGATTTTTGATTGCCTTTTGAATTATATTCTTTTTTCTTTTTATGTAAATCCATTAATCGATCATTTACATCAGAAATATTTTTTATCATCCCAGAAACAACCTCAAAGGCGCGAGGATGCTCTAATGCTTTTGCAACTTCCATCATTTCTTCAAGTGCATTATTACCCTTTTCAATTAGGTCATAATATGTTTTTCTGGAATATTCAAAATCATTATTTACATTATCAGAATCATTCATTAAAATACTCTATATCTTCATTAAATCCAAAGTCATTAGGTGGTGTTACATTTTCAGGAGATGGTGTAACAGTTATTCTTGCAATTTTTCCATCAGAATCTGTTATTGTATCACCAAGAATTCCAAT